TAACGATCCCGAGGGACCCCTACGGCCTGCCGAACCCTTATGCTTTCCGAGACTCGGAACACGAGTTAAGGGAGCAGTGGGATTCGACTTGGGCGTAGACCAAGGCAGGGTGACCGTTTTGGGGGGCTCCACCTCTTTCATGTGGTCGCCCTTCAAGCCGGTTCCTACCGTGGCAGGGTGTCAATCGAGACCCACCACGCACTTACACACCCTCGAGGCGGAATTGCAGGCAATCCGTTCTCGAGTCCTCATGGAAACCCCAGCCCCCACTGTCGATGGCTTGGCCCGTCTTCGTGGAGCGGCGCAGCGGTTCCTTGATTGGATGGGACCAGAGAAGGTCCGACCCACTTCGGCTCGCGTGGCGGCGGAAAGGTTGGGGCGCGCTGGGAATCCAAAGCTTTATGCTGCGGCCCTGCGCTCCTACTACGCCGCCCCTATTGATCACCGCGACGCCCGCGTTAGCATGTTTGTTAAGGCGGAAAAGTGGAGGGTCGAGCCTGGGGCGTCTCTTAAGGAGCCGCGTCCCATCCAACATCGAACGCCCAAGTACAATGTTGCTCTGGGCAAGTACCTCCACCCGGTCACTGACCGGGTTATGGAGGAGCTGCGCGGGCCCCGTGGCCCCTATTACACGGGCAACGGCCTAGACCGTTCGGGTTGGGGGACCCTATTTGCCAAGCTGTGGGCGCGACGGCGTAATCCGAAGGCGTTGTGCATTGACCTTTCCAGGTTCGATGCCCACCTTACTCCTGGCCACCTCGACGTGGAGCACTCGGTTTACCGAGCACTCCTCGTCTCGGAGACTAGGGAACTTCTCTCGCTGCTCGCGGCCCAGAAGGTCAACCGGGGTCAATCCAGGTGGGGGTGGCGGTACGTGAAACGCGGCGGTCGTATGAGCGGAGACGTGAATACGCTGCTGGGCAACACGATTATCGTCCTTCTGTTCCTGATCGCGGTGGTGTTTGCTGCTGGACTTACCGACTCTTTCGACATTGTCGTCACGGGCGACGATGGCGTTGTGGTGGGTGAGGCCGCCGACGTGGATCGGTTAGAGCGTGAACTCGGGCGTCGTGCTCGTGATTTTGGCGTGGACGTGCGAGCGTCTCATTCCACCCACAAGCTCGAATGCATTGAGTTCTGCAGCGGTCACCCCATTGAGACGGCTCCAGGGATTTGGAACTGGTTGCGAGAGTTTCCAAAGCCCCTCGTGCTCGACCAATGGAGTGTGGCCGTGGTGCAAAACGAAAACCAGGTCGGTGGGGTGGCGCGTGCTATGGCTCTCAGCGCGGCGATCCAGTATGTGGGTATTCCCGTATACTGGGCGTTGGCAGCTCGTCTCTTATTTGAGACGCGGCAGGAGTCGCAAGTGCGCGTCGATAGCGGCCTCCGCTACATCTTGGAACAACTCCCACCACTCAACCAGCGCGAGAGCACACTCGGGCTGGAGTATGGGGTTTGGGCTCGACCCACTGACTGCGGGCGCGCTTCCTTCGCTGTAACGACGGGGGTGCGGCCGAGTGAGCAGGAGGAGCTTGAACGTGTCCTACTTGAGGGTGTGTCACAGGTGTACCTCCCACCGGCGCAGGTGGCGGCTCTATACGGACCAGCCTAGTTGGCTGAGAGAGTCGCACGGTAGAGAGGGGAGTGTCGGACGTTTGGGGGGCGTTGGAGGCGGTTAACGGCTGAACGAAGCTCACGGGGTGCCGTGCCCCGTGGGCGGGTTGACCGGCGTCGAACCTTAACAAAAGGGGAGACGGGGGAGAGCGCGGAGCGCGTGGCGGCGTGGTAGAGAGACAACAGCAAGGCACCCTGGTCCGGGTGTCGGGGATGCAACTTCCCAGGGATCCAGGGCGCGAAGCCGCTGCCAAGGGGATTAGCGTCGGAAGGGAGACCCATACTCAATCGCGGCTGTGGTGGCCGCTGGGGGGGCGTCTGTCCTGCTGCTCTGTCTCGTACCGGTAAGGCGGCGAGCCTTAGGAATCACTGCTTCGGGGGCGCGGGGAGGGGTGCGGCGACCCCAATCCAAACCCCTGATGAGACTCGAGAGGGGTGTGTTTCCGTTGGGCCCGCCGGTGCAAACTACCTTACTCCGTCGTTCGAGGAACCCGAAGCCGAGATGTTGCTAGCCCAATTGCCGCGACTCGGGCGTCTCGCGTGTGGACGCTGTGGGGCAGGCTATTCCCGAAAGGGGCGGGAGCTGGTGGAAAGGGGGATTGTGTAGCATCCCCGGGTAAGTCTTGAGGCGGCGCTCGGACCCCGGGGGGCAGCTGGACCACCAGGACCCAGGCTCTCACAGCCAGATTCAACCAAACGTCGGGAGTGCCACACCCGTTATCCAACCGCAGGGTCGGCGACGATGGTTTAACTCGTATACCCATTCCGACGAACCCAGGGAAACCCGCCAGTGGAACTGGGGGGGTCACCCATCGTCTAGAGGGACTGCCGTGCGGGACCTCCTCTTCTGGCCACCTACCTGGCCTGCGCGTTCCTCGAATCGGGCCTTTGGCCCTTTTCACCAACCTAGGTGCCTCAAGGCGTGG